GGATCATTTATAAACCAACCATAAGCATCTGAATTTGAAACTACTTGAAATGTTACTTTATGTGGTGCAGGCATTCTAAATTCATTGAAAGGCGGTAAAGATACAAATGCTTTATAAAGCTTTCGTAAGTTCTGCTTCGTCAATAATTTGTTTGCCATAGTCTGCATCTGTATAAGTTTTTATACCTGTATCAGTATAGTGAAGATAAATGCCTTTATTCTCATCTTGAGTTTTTAATGTGTGATGAGATGCACATAAACTTTGAAACAAATTTAATCTAAACTTACTCATATCTTGTCGATGCGGGAATACATGATCTATATGTTCAGCTTGAACTACTTTACCATCTAATAAGCAAGCGGCACATAATGGTTTTTTGCTTAATTGGCTTATTCTTTGTTTTTTCCAATAAGCTGTATTATATAGCTTGTTATTTTCTTTTCCTTTTTCTGTCATGCCTCCACCATGTTGTGAACAAAAAGTGGATCTACCTGTTTTTAAACTATGGCAACCTAACTCACGACACTTTGTATTAAGTGGCGCAATTGGCATTAATCTAAAAAAGTAAGTCTATAAATAGTGGAATCAAGTAATGACATTAAATTATCTACTGAATTTTGTATAGATGTATAATCACCAACAATAGCTCTATTTTTAACCAAAAAATCTCTTATAGCCATTACTTCAGTTAATGCATCAGAATTAGGTGCTTCATAAGTTGTTGGGTATTCTATAATTTTTTGATATGCGCCTTGCCATTCTTCAATAATAGAATCTACAAGATTAGGTAATCCTTCATAGTATTTTTGTAATGCTTTGTGTTCGGAATATGATTTGGTCTGTAAATGTAAAATATGACCATTTGTTGCCGCGTGTAAAAGCTTTAAGAAAAATTCACCAATAGTAACTGTAGGTATGTTTACTTGAGCTTCGTTAATTGAAAAGACTTTTTTCATAGATTACCCCTAAAAATGGTATTTTACTCTAAAAGAGCTAATGTGTGTTTTAAAAGTTCTTCTTCCGTACCATATTTTTTTTCAAACGTTCTTTGACCCGCATGTAATGCAATTCCAAAACCCCCATGCTGATGATGTTTTGGACACAATGGAATAGCTTTTGACCAATGATTACGCTGACCCATTCCCATACCATGCCTAATATGATGAATATGTGGAGCAGAGTAGCCAAAGCCGCAACGCAAACAAACAATGCAACCAAGTAAAGAAAGTTTATTATAATGTTGTTTTTCATCTTTGGTCATTTTTCCACATCAGCCCAGCCCATTTGACCTGCCCAGATAGCTATTTTATCTTGATAATCGGACATATCTTTAACCGATAAGCGAGCGGTTGATTTAATAGTTTCTACAACTTCACCATTAATTACTTGTTCTGTTCTTAAAAATTTAAATTTCATTAATGTATGCATTTCGTCAGGTGTATAACCCAAATGATTTCCTATCGATGGATAAAGAAATCCCCATAGTCTTTCATTTTGTTGATTTGTTCTTAAATCCCTATTTTCCTCTATCGTAACCAATGGCTTGTTGTTTTTGTTTAATAGTTCGGTTAAATAAATTACTAGGTTTGGTAGATTGTCTTTGGATAAATGCCATCGCTTCATTTTTTGCCTCCTGTGCTGTCTTATATACTTTTATTAAATTAACACCATGAAATAATATAAATCTTTCTTCTTCCATAGTTTTATACCTTGAAATGTAAAACCCATCACACTCTATACAATACTGACTAATTCTTTTCCATTTATTTTGCATGAATAGCCTGTTTAGCAAATGCAAGTGATATTGCTGGATATTTTTCAGGGTTGGCATTAATACGATAAGCCCAAGCACGCATATCTTTTAATGATTTTTCCTCTGATTTATGTTCACCAATATATTTAACTACATTATCTGCATAAACTTTATTTTCTTGTTTAGATAGTTTTGGTGCTGATAATTGACTATATTCAATTGGTTTAACTTTACATAGTTTAATTATATCAGCAGGAGTTGGATAAAAACTACTTTCGGATGTGTGTTCATTAAATGCTTTTGCAACAATATAAAAATCAAATTGTTCTAATTTGGCAAACCATATTCTTAATACATCTTTTGTTAATGACGGCTTATTATATATTGAAACAACTGCATTAATCATATCTCTAAAATTAGCTTTATCTTGTTCTGTCATATTATTACCTTAAAATAATGGCTCGTCTGAAATTAAATTAAATACATTTTCCAACGGTGCAGGTGGTAATCTTTCAATCCTGTGATTTGGTCTATGCAATATATAACAATCAGCTTCATGTTTAGTTCTAAATCTGCGAATAGGTTCGCCTAAATCATCAAAGACCAAATATCTAAATAGTACTTCCATTTTATAACTCATAATGTTCTTAATAGGATTAATTCTATCATCATATCAATACCAATAGCTAATCCTATAATCCCACCAATGATTAAAATACTTATTGCAAATTCTATAAATTTTTCCATTATAAACCTGCTTCAGATTCCACCAATTTTTTACTGTCATATTTTTTAATATCAAAAAACATACTTACAGTTTTTTCATTACGATATAACTCAATAATTCTTAAGTTATGCTTTTGTGATTTTAAATCCTTTGTCCATGAAAGTTCGGATGGTGGAAATGGGCTTAATATAGACCAAACAACTTTATTGTTTATATCTATTTCTTCCAATAGATATGCGTCAGGTTTATTTTGTTCCATAGAATACCTCTGCTTTAATTAATCTATTTGTATTTTGACTAAAAGTTAATCTTAAATTTGGTTTTCTTTTGTTAAAACCTTTACCATTAGTTAATGACATTTGACATTTAAGTTCTGTTGTTAAACTAACCTGATATTCTTTTACAAAATCAGATTCAACTCTTTTATATCTATTTGTTGTTAATTCTACTATATTGAGTTCGCCATTTAACTGACGAACCCAAGTATTTACGTTATGCATTGTCATATCTTATCCTTATCTTAATAAAAAATGTGATTGTTATAAGCTAACTTCACAACTTTGTCTTTAGCCCAATATGGCTTTGTCCATTTGGTATGGAACCATTTTGCACCTCTTGTCGGATCATCAATCTTCCCATTTAATATAGCTTCTGCCAAAGGCAATAAATAAGAAATAGTTTGCTTGTCGGGCATACCAATTTTATTTAAAAAGTCATATTGATTAGGTTGACGCATTACCGAACAAATACTCTTCGGATAGCTTGGATCAGCTTTGCGGTTAATTGCTGTATAAGCAACTGCAATTTTGCCAATATCTGGCTCACCACGAGCTTCACCAAACATAATTGCTGATAAACATATAGCTTCATTTATCATCTTCCCTCCTAGAATGTTACTCTTTCAGGCGGTTCATCATTCCAGCGATGCTGGTTAATCCATGTTGCTGGATTAGGAATAAACTGCCCACCATTTTTAAACCATTGTTCAGACTTTTTTTGCCATTCCAATGATTTAAGTACAACTTCTATATTGGGTCTTATCTTATTAAAAGATTTCCTTGCGGCTTCTTTGCCTGTCTTTTTAGGGTAATGATTCCAAAACAAATCAAAATCATTTTGGACAATAGTATTTAATTGGTTATTGGTTATTAAGTTATTGGTTATTGGTTGGTTGAACGTCTGTTGAACGTCTGTTGCACGGTCGTTGGTTTTCCGTTTAACAGCCGATGCTTTACCGGCTTTGGAAGCTAATTCGATTCGATCCCGATAATACTGAATCTCAAGGTCACACCTTGTATGAATAAAACCATTTTCAGTTTCAGTAAAGAAATCGTTAATAACATTTTTAATAGCGGTCTGTTCATCATCACTCCTTGCATTTAATAATCTAAATACTCTAGTTAGGTCTAATGGTAAAGGATCTTCATTAAGATAATATTGGTCAATAAGCTGTCTGTAGCAACCATGCTCCAGTAAAGTTAAATGAATCGTATCTTTTCTATAATCAGCTATATTGTGTTGGTAATAATGCATATTACTCCTCTTGTCTTATCTTGAAAGCATAATATAACAAAACTAGCTAATTTAAAACATTTATTAAAACCTCTGTTTTTCCGTGTGTTGTTACTTCTGCTCGTTCAACATACAATTTATCAATTTGGCTATCGTCATCATATACGCCAGCCTGACATAATGCGTCTAAAAGGCTTTTAAGTCGGTTATCAATATCAGCTATGCGATTATTATTGGGGTATAACTTTATTTTAATATATAACCTTGCACTTCCCAAGCTTTTAATGCCTTGCGTCATTACTACAGTTTTAACGATATTCTTAAAAGCTACAGCTTTTGGCGTAAGAAATCGCCTAGAACCATTAAAACCCCAATAGTTATTGACACTTGGTGGGTATGGAACAGTAAGATATAAAGATTTATGCATAACGAAAATAATTGTTTACTTTTTAGATAGTCGTATTAATATGCATTTGTACCACACTTTTTAATGAAACCAAAGGAAACTATAATGAAATATGCAAATCACATTGGTTATACAGATGTCAACCCATATGAAATTGTTGGCTCTATATCAGAAAAAACTCTTATTGTTAGAGAAATGGATGCTAATCCAAATCCAGATTTTGTTATGGATTTTACTCCCGGTGGCTTTTGTGGCCACGTTTCTAATCAACCTGATTGGATAATTACTTCAAACGAAACAAATGATACATTTCGAATCAGATTACATAAATCAGGTATTTGGAAAAGTAAAAGTGGTCGCAAATTTCAATTAGCGGATAAACCTAGAAAATATTACGACTATAATTTTTAATTTATGGGGGATTCATTTCCCCCTTTTATAATAAAGGAAACGACAATGAGATTTAGTTCAGCTTTTGGAATTGTAGAAACAATATCCGCCACCCAAAATACCGATTTTTACTCCGCATTAGAATTTTTACATAATAATCTTAATAAAGCCAATAAGTATCAAAAAATGGCTTATTCAACTTTAATTCAGCTTACGTCCCATGATTTGCAATATTTAACAGGTAAAACTGTGCCTATCAATATTAATTTTTTAAAAAAAGGATAAATGATGTCACAAGATAAAACATACAACGGTTGGGCAAATTACGCTACATGGCGTGTTAATTTGGAAATGATTGATGGTATGGATTTTACAGGTTATTCAAATACTCCTCATCAATTAGCTGTGGAATTAAAAGATTATGCTGATGAAATTTTATCTGCAGATCAAAAAGGTTTGGATAATGAATGTTTGGCTTTAAGTTATGCAAGAGCTTTTCTTGATGACGTTAATTGGTATCAAATTGCTCAAAATATTATTCAGGAAGAAGAAAATGAAT